GATTAGTGCTGCCTGGTTGCTCCCATTCAGGGATAACATTTTCGTCCGGAATAAGAACTTTAGCCCATAGGCTCGGCGCCAAAGTTGGCGCCCAACCCGCCTATGAAAAATGCTGTTGAAGACATCTATATAAGTCGCCTTCAAATTTTACTTTATCATCTTTGGCATAATCGCCATGATTGGCATCCCAACGAGGGAATAAATCAACTGCTTCAAGCGCGTCTTCATCAGATAAAGAAAGGGCGGCTTTTTCAATATAAGGGCGCAATTTACGCGCCAATTCCAATAATGTCATTTATTACTCCACCCCCAATAGGATTTTCGCGGCGGCGAGTTCCTCTTCCAAACTATGAATATGATTTGTCTGCTAGATTAAGTATTCATCTTTGGTGTATTGTACTAAATCATATTCATATCCAGTAATTTGATGTTCCTCTACTTCACGAGATACTTTTTGAATATTAGAAGCAACGAAAACAGAAGTGCCAGTAATTTCTATTTCTTGTGGCTCTGTATAGCCAAATTGTTTACCATAATTTATCATATCTTAGCCCTCCTATTACATATGTGCGCGCCACTTAGTAATGTTGGCTTCATAAATAGAATTTTTATTTGGAACATACATAATGCGGCCATTAAAATAACGGACGTTTGTGTTTATACCCATATCTGCGCTATAATGGAAAGGTCCGGCATTATCAGAAGCATTCATAGAGCCGCCAACCGCTAGTAAGTTTGTTCCATTAAGAGAAGGAGTCGTCCAAAGAGCATCGCCAATTGGAACAGCACTATTTGCGCTAGAAGCGCATTCAATTGGAAGATAAGCCCAGTCATAGTTAATATCCTAGTATCCCATAGCGGACACCCAAGCCGCAGAAGAAGATGGGAGATTTATTATTAGAGAATTATCAGACACATAAACGACTCCACCCAGAGTTGAGCTATTGCCGCGAACATTCGCATTGCCAACTACGCGCCATAAGCTGCCCCATGGATTTTCCATACCACGATAACTAATTGCGCGAGAACCGGCAACGGTATATGTGGTCTGTGAGCCATCTCTATCTATAATAGTGGATGTTGCCGCACCGCTGTCATTTCCAAGATAAGAGGTAGAACCAATTATTGCGCTGCAGTCAACCGCATTATTACGCTCTATATTAACAAGTCCTTTTTCAAAGCCCACTTGGCCATTTGGTGTGCCAAATTCTACCATACCAAGCATTTGAAGAGCAGATTCACTTTCTAATGTTGTGAGTTGCCATCCTTCGCCGCGATTTCTTGCCATTTGGCTCATTTTTTCTAGATTTAACTGCATTTTAGAACCATTAAATGGCTTCGCGCCAGTAACAGAACTAATTTTATCTGAAGAAAAATCAACCGTGGTTTCATTATTTTTTAGATAAGCATTTTCACTAACGTCAAAGATGCTTCCTTCAAAAGCAGGTAGTAGTACATAATCTAACTCTTCTCCGTTTGACATAGCGAACAATGGATGAAGTTTGAAGCCAACGCGCGCTGTATCAGATAGTAGAAGACTTTCTTTTCTAATAATAGTGCCGCGGCCGCTTGGTACTTCTTTAAGGAAAGAGCGCTGATAGTAGAACTTAGGCTGATAAACCATTACCTAACCATTTGAGCCATCTTCTTTATAGTTGCTATCTCCGTAGAATGCGGTAATCGTGCCATCATCTGCAACATTACAACGCTTTCTGCCGCCATACATAGTATAGGTATCAAAGTCATGCCCTGCACGCAATCTTGTGGCATCCTAAATGCGCTCGGAGGATTTATTTTCATAGTCAACAGTGATACCAACTGTGCCTTCTGCCGTATAAGTGCCAGATTTAATTAAAGCTTGAAGGATTGCGGCTTCAGTCATTTCACCAGCAGTAATAGTGCCATCAGGGCCAACTATTACAATATGCCCGGCCGCGTCAATTCCTAGATTACTTACACCGCTTGCGCCACTCCCACTTGCTTTAATTTTATTATCTAATGAAGTAAGAGCGTCAGTAATGGCTTTCTGCGTCATTGCGCCATCTGTGTGAGAGCCAGTAGCAGAGTATAGCGTTTGCTGTGGTATAGTCCATCCTTCTACAGACTTCTTCGCGCCAGAAGGAGTTGTGAGTGTTAGCTTAGAGCCATTAGCTGTTGCCGCTAGGCTTAAAGCCATTTTATCAATTTCGTTGTCAATCTATTCAACGGAAGAACCTTGAATAGATTCTAATGCTGCCGCAATACGAGATTCTGCGTCAGAAGCATTTTCTAAAGCTTGCTCTGCCGCGGCAAGAGTCTCTTCAGACTTTGCATTATTAGTATTTGTTTGCTCTGTTATAGAATCAATTGCGGCAACTGCCTAATTCGCTCTGGCTACTGTAGCCTAAGACTGACGAGCAAAGGATTCTACTTTTCCTTGCGGAGTTAATGCTTTTGCAAGCATTATATCAATAATATCCATACATTATTCCTCCCATTATAGATGTACCCATTCTTTATCAGAAGTAGCCATATAAAGTTCTAGACCGCCTTCGCCCTTTAGTACTATGGCAATAGAGCCAAGTGTTATATATTTGGGGTCAATTTTTTGTAAATCTTCGGTTGTATCGCAAATATGTTCATATGCGACAATATTATCGGAAGTTCCGCGTTTAGACATTATGTTCAAGACCCTTCACCTCCGGATTCTTGTTGTGAGACGGATACCCAACTGTAAGTAATATTAGTGCCAGTTTTTTGTGCCTATAAAGTATAAGTCCCATCGGGATCATCTGATGATAGTGGCGGAATGCTTGGCAAATTGTATAAAGCATTAATCTTCTATTCAGTTATATCTGTCTGGTTGATAGTAATTTTATTATCATTGGTGTCTATTGAAATCTAATCACCAAAATTTACTATGCCAGAGAATGTAGGACTATCAAGGTTAGCTTTAGCAGAAATATCAATAATACCACTTTCTGCCGTAGAAGATGGGCTAATAGTAGTATTTTCATCTAATTTAATACCAGTTACGACTCCTTTAATATTAACTATACCGCTACTAAATGATTGCGCGATCCCATATACATTAATGCCATCAACAACATTGCTAAGAGTAATAAGACCATCATTAGCTGGCTCCACAGCAGAAGTATTAGGCGTTTTTATACTAAGGCCATTTAATTTGCTAAAATGCGCACTAGACATTAAACCGTCAGCATTAGCTGATGCTACTGAATAAGTAGTATCTGTTGCGCTTAAAACACCCTAATTATCAATATTCAAATTACTCCCAACTTTAATTCCACCTAGTCTTTCAGCAGTTGCAGGTTGTAATGTAAGGGTTATACCATTATCTATTCCAAGTTTACCGCTTGATACTATTCCAGTATTGCCACTATTAATGGTTTTATTATCAACATATCCTTTCGTGGCTGCATGATTACTTTCACTAGGGCTTGCTGACAAAATTATATATGTATTAGCGCCAACTGTTATATTATCATTGATGGCAGTCGTACCATTAATTTCTACAGGGCCATTAAACGTAGCTTTTCCTGTGACGGTAGCAGTGCCTCCAATATTAGCGTCGCCTCTAGCAGTTAAAGTCTAAGATGTTACCTCTCCATCCATTCCATTTAATGTTTCAACGATATTTACTATGCCCGTTTCAATATCATTGAGTGCTTTGGCGGTTATTACTTTACCAGTTTCCCAAGTATTTCGTTGATATTCAATTGCCATTCTCCTTTACCTCCTTTAAAATAAGCCTAAAAGTTTTAAACTTTTAGGCGTAGGTTCTATATATAAGATGTAAGATTAAAAATGATTTTAGGAAAGTGCTTTTATTTTTTTTAAGCGGTACGTATCCAGGCAGCAATAGCGCGCCAAGGCGGCATAATGGTAGTCTTTCTATCAGTCGTCGCTGTTCCTGTTGTAGATGCGCCCTTAACAGTAACAATAGTGGAATGATTAGCGGTTGAAATAGTCCCAGTATTTCTACTAAAACCGTCCGTCTTAAATGATGGCGGTGTTGAAGCATTTGTAGAACCAGTTTTAAAGCGGTTCTAAAAATTGGAAGCACTATTTTGCCAATACATGTATGACTCTATAGAACTATTATAAGCGCCGGCGTTTGCCACTAATTCATATGAACTTGCTCCACCAAAAGTATCATATGCTGTGCCACTCCCATTGGCGCACCAAAGAAAACGTTCTCCTATCTATTCCCAAGTAGTGCCTGGGAAAATAACATTTGGGTCTGTATTTGCATTACGTGCCAAATAAATAGCTCCTACTGGGAAAATTAAATCAACTAAAGCCGACCAAGATGGCGCCCCACTTCCGCTAGACACCAATACATTATTTTCTGTGCCAACTGTAATGGGCGCGTAAAATGTAGCAATAGAAGCCGCTGTTTGATTGGTGCCATTTAAATTAAGTAAAGTAGCATTACCCTAGATAGCTGTATTTGCTGCGGTACCATAAGCGACACTTAATGTATTACTACTATCACTAAAACCATTGCCAACTGTTTTAATGGCCATTGTTCCAAAGGCGCCTTTATTACAATAAGCTAAATTAGATGAAGAGCTATTATATCGGCCATTCCAATATGCCAATGTATTTTTTGTAATTAAGTGAATATCAGTAGTTGCTGATGTCCAATTTAAATGTCCAATACTAGTCTAATCATAAATATTTCTACTTATTAAATTCTAATTTTCATCAGAAACAATTGCCGATGAGGCAGTTGCACTCATTAAGTTTAAATTTGACGTATAAATCGTATCAGTCACACTCAAACTGCCCTATACGACCGTACTCTTTAACTAAGCAATAAGTCATTCCCCCTTATTAGAATAATAAGGGGCTTATGCCCCTTATGGGTTTCAGTAAAGCGGTCGGCGCGAAGCAGCAACCCTCTACTATTTATATTATATCATTATGGATAATAGTTTGTCAAATATTTAATTCTCTATTAATTGATTTGTAATAAAACCACCAGAATGAATTTTCGTATTGTCAAACTAATAAGTAATTTTTACATTTGAACAACTAACTGTTCCATTTCCATCACAATAATTTACACGGAAACCAATTCGTGCTAGATAATAAGACTAGAACCAATCTGCTGGAATAGTTTTGGTAAAAGAAAAGTGTTTGGTTCCAGTAGGATTATTACGAATATCAGAAGTCATTGAATATGAATCTGGTAGTAAATAATTAGTACCTTGCCAGTAATCGTATGAACCATTAATAACTGCTAGGCTGCCCTACACTCTAGCTAAAAAGGCGCCTTCCGCCGCGGGAGCGACATTATTCCAAGAAATATCATATTCACAATGCACTGTAATTGGTATACCCAAATCTTTAACATCAGAAAAATCAGCATACACACCGCCCCAACTTGCATTATTAGTATTTGCGGCGGGCTAGTAACTCCATTCAACAGGAGATAATGATGGTCCTGATTCATGCTCTATTAAATTAGCAGTTTCATATATTGCTGTTTTATATAGTTTATTTATACCATCAGGTTTTTCTCGGAATTCTTTAGTAAATGTATTATGATTTTTATCAATTTTCGCGCCCAATGAATACAATTCTTTTACTGCGGCGGCATCTAATGCTGTAGAATATATTCTAAAATCGCTTATTGAAAAGTTACTAGAAGAATAATTAGTGGTACTATCCCATCCATTTATAAATATTTCACTTCCACTAATGCTTTTATACGTTTTAGCAGTTCCCCAATGTTCCCCATCTTGATATACTTTACAAGTCGTACCGTCTCCTGTCATAACCCAATGATGCCATTCATTAATTGTCGGATTAGTTACTTGAGTAGTAGTTCCGGGAACATATAATGGATTGTTAGCACTATCTCCTGTATTCCATAAATGTCCAGTATATAAACCATTTAAAAGAATACCATTATTAAAGCCCCAGTGCATTATACTTAATTTATCGGCTTTTGCCCACCAAGCAAATGTATAAGAATCTCCGAAGCCACTAGTAGGAAGATTGGAAATTTTTATTTTTTCACTTGTAGTCTCAAAATGAGTACAAGTATTATATCTTGGTGTATCTGTCTAATATACAATTTCACCAGTTGTTTCTCCATGATGCCCGAAACCGCTACTATCGTATATTATAGTTTCACTATCAAGCTCTAATTTGATATTTCTAATTTGAACAGGTTTTTTAGTCGCTCTGCGGCCAAACTAAAAAGCCAGTGTTGCTCCATCTGTCATTGCGGCAGAATCACCTGATGCTAATGGCCCTGGAACTCCAAATATCGCAACATAATGCTACCATCCAGTACCTAGTAATTGGATATTCCTATAGGTATAATAATCTGCGCTGCCAATTATTTCATTTTCTCTTGATGGCCCGCTAAAACCATAACTAAATCTAATATAATCAGTGGTATAATTACTATTTGTTGATTCAATTTCCTAAGCATCAAAACTTACAACATATCGTTTATTATTCGCATCTGGATACTCTAATCCAGTTTTATATTTAGCATACGCGCCAGAACCTGTAGGAGTAATTTGGAGAAGCCCTTGCTCTGGTACGGTTGCACGAGTTAGAGCAAAATTGTCTGCTGTAAAATTATATCCGTTCTAAAGCAAACTAGGTTGTATATTTTGATGCCCCATTTTATAATGTAATACTAGTCCCCGTGCAAGTTCTCTTATTTCTGCCATAGATAAATAATGGTCATAAATACGCACATCATTTAGATAACCATTTAAATAATTTGCACTAGGGTTTGTGGCAGAATTCTAGCTTGCTCCTATAAAGGAATAATACGTATTAGTCACAGAAGTGGGCGTTCCACTATATGTTGAGAGGTCGCTTTGTACCCCATTAATATACACAGCTCTTTTTACACCCTTTTTAAAGGCAAAAACAATATGAAACCATGTATTCGCTTGAATTGCTATTGTAGGAGTAATAGTCCATCTATCTCCAGTGTCAAAGAATATTTTTCCGCCACCGGCTAAAAAAAGTGTAATACCGGTAGCATTGCCGGCGCTTCTATTAGAAAACAAGCACATAGTAGAAGAAATTGAATTAAGTTTTACCCAGCAAGCAAAAGAAAATTCTTCTACATTGCTAGTAAATACTCCTTTATTAAGTTGAATATAACTACTAGTACCATTAAAAGAGTAGCAGGCTCCGACTTTCCCTGTAGAATTAATTGTAATGTTTGAGCCGGTTGGCTTAATTGAACTTACGCCCTAATTTTTTAAATCACCAGTTAACGGCAACCATACTTGTAAACTCACAGTCCCATCTCCTTTTCTATTCTCATATTTAGTAGTATATTATTTCTTTTCAATCTTTCTTTTTCTGCTTTGTGTTTTTCCTAATCTTGCAAAACCTAGAGAGGAGCAATCCTAAAGCGGATTGTTCCTCCCTAGACACTATAATTCTATAAGGTGTAATCTATAAGTACATCATCCAATTCATCTCCATTAAGCAACGTAGCAAATGCTAAATTACTATCAGATAAACGAGCGTAAATATTTGCACCAGTATCATCTAATATAAAAGTACTAGGATTTAAACGTCGTAAATTTTCAACACGACTTCCATCAGCAAGTTGTAATGTAAACATAGAATCACCACCTTAATCAAAAATAAAATCTATTGAACTGTCTGTATCGTTCCATTGTATATGGGCCTTATTTACGTGATCATATTCAATTTGTACTTTAGGTGTTTTCATAATTGGCGCGCGTAATGTGCCTGTAGAAGGTTGATACTTAACATTATGCGCAGCATAAGTTCGTCCTAAAGTATTGGCAGTTGGGGTAAAGTTTTCATTTATACTATTTGAATCGCTTAATAACACTGAACGCCAGTTTAAATTACCATCAGATGTAGCTAGCTGAATTGCATTCTGCTAATTTATTATTAACCAATAAGTTCCGTCATATATAAACGTACAAGTAAATCTTAATTGACTAGTAGAACCTAAATCAACGATGCCTCCACTATATGCCATCTTTACTGCTACTGCGCCTGTATTATTAACATTTAATTTTGGCGATGCCTCTGAATTAGAATTAGTAAATGTAACTACAATTATATCGCCTGCTTTTAACGTATGATAGTGTTTACAACTTACCGCTTTTTCTGCTACATTAGACGCAGTTTCACACGTACCATAATAAACACCGCCATTACCACTAGCAAGAGGAGTCCATGAACCATAAGAGGGTGTTTCTGTGGTAAGATTAGTACGCCAATATAATCCTGGCTCAGAATCAGTAGACATAAGTAATTGGCCAGTCCAGTTAGTGGCAGTTTTCATAGCAATTATACCAAAAGCATTTACATCAGTTGGTTTTGAATTAAAATTATTATTTCCGCCTTCCCATGAGTATCTTAGAGCACCATTACTAACAAAATTATTTAAATCAGAATTGCTTATTGCCCATTTAGCTAGTCCCTATGAATAGGTAGCAGTGCCATTAAAAGTACCATAAAAATTAACGCCATGAACTTCTTTCCATCTGCGCGTAGATTTACCAAGCACTTGAGTATTATCACTGCCAGGTCGCACAACTCCGTCTCCCTATATTATTAATTTTTGACTAGCATTATCTCCGGTACCCCGTCCAATTGCTAAAACCGCGGCATCATTATCAGGAATATTAATATAACTCCAACTAGTACGAGAAAAAACTAAATCTGGTACAGTACCATTGGAAGAGCTATTATTAATTACCAAACGACGTGTGGAAACGGTGCCTGTAGAAGGATTAATAGTAACCTGTTGATTGGCGCCGCTAGCAAATCTTACTCCCGCTGCAGTGGTGTCAGACCCGGTGCTATTTTTCATTAAAATAGGATATTCATAATTATCAGTTGTCGCAGTATAAGATACATTTGTTATAGTTGTATCACCTGCCATGGCGTTGGTTGAGCCAGTACCTATTTTAATTATACCAGCGACTTCTGTGCTTGCAGTAGGTAATGTTTTCTTTGTGGCAGAAATTACGCCATTAGCATTTTGACTAATTGTATCTATAAAAGTTGTAGAAGTGGTTGACGCGGCTGCTGGGTCGCTAACAGCGCTCTGTACTATTTTATAACTTGTATCACTACCAAGGCGCTCCCAAGTATAAGTAGTTCCGCTTACTGCGATACATACCCATTCATCTTGTTTTGTGCTATTAATAACCACATCGCCCACAGCAGGTGTATAATCAGAAATACCGGCAGGTTTACCAGTATATGTATGATTTGTAGCTGTTCCACCTGTCATATCTGTAGTTGTAACACCCACAAATCGTAACGCTTTTGATAATCCAAGTGCTTCAGTTAAAGCGCTTGCACTGATTGCATTAGTCAATCCCGCAACCGAAGTTACTGGGAAATCAATCGCCGCAAAAGTAGCCGATACCTTTCCATTTGTCTATGAAAAAGCGGTAATTGTATTAGTATTACTAGGTGTGCCAGCTATTGTCCCATCAAGATCATTAATTGCGGTAGTTATATCTGAAGATGTTACATATCCTTTACCTTCTACGAAAGTCTTAACCGCATTTGAAGTAGGCAAGCTAGCGCTAGCATCAATAGAAGTTACGACCGATTTTGCAGAAGCTGCCGCGAGCGTATATCCATTGAATGTTGTTGCCTATATATTACCAGTGTTTGGATTTACATATAGTTTTGCAATATTTTTCTATAATCCTTCTGTCTTTGCGCCTGTAGGAGTTGCCCCATCAGAAGGGGTTGTGCCAAATACTAAAGCATAATTTTTATTTGTAGTTGTATCTGCGCTAATTGCAACATTAGTAACTGTTGTATTACCTGCCATTGCAGTTGTAGAGGTTGTACCAATTGTTAGATTAGAAGTACCAAATGTTACCCACGTACCTTTTTCTGTTAATGCTTTTGAAGTAGAACCACTTGAGGTATTTATTCCTAATATACTTTGTACATTAGCAGTAGTACAAGAAACCGTAGAGGCTGGCGCCGCACCAACATCAGAATAAGTTGGCATTGCGGGTAATTTTGCTTTTATTACTGCATCGCCAATAGTATATAGAGTTTTTTCTTCATTCCAAGCTAAAGTACTTGTTCCTGCGGTAATAGCAGTATATGCAATATTAGTATTTGTTTTTGTAACTTTTATTTGGCCAGAAGTAAATGCAGTATTAGTTATAGTAATAGTCCACCCAGAAGCCCAATTGGCTAATGAATTTCCACTATGTCCCATTACTATATTATGTACATTTACTTTTGGATATGACCAAGACGTATCAGTTTCTCCAATGGTAACATACATTTCATCATCACCATTAGATAAGAACCTTACCGTTAGATTAGCTTTGGCGTTACTTAATGGAGCAATACAATATGCTGTAGTATTATTCCAACTGGCATCTGTATAATTATATCCAGCAATATGATATCTTGTAGACGTATCTCCACTATAATTATATATATCTACATCAAAGCTGAGCATAGTTGCAGATTTAGTTTTAGGAATTTTAATTTTAATATATCCTGTAACAGTACCAGAGCCTTCATAATGACCATCAGTTGTATAAGCTATATATCTAGAATTTCCTATATAATCATGTTCATGACCGCTTGCCGCCGCACCAATTTCAGTTAGACTCCAGCTAACATTTCCACTACCATCTACAGATTTGCCAGTGCTCCCAATAGTAAGTGTACGGGCGGTTGTCCATTTGCCGGCGGAAGTAGCCGTACCAGCACTGTCAGCATACCCCGCATCAATTTTTTCCCAATCGGTTGATTTCCATGTTCCACTCTGTACTCGTAATATTCTTAAATATCTATCACCATAACCCCATTTTAAAATACTACCATAAGTTGAACGTTTACTAAATAATAAACTATATTCGGTTCCAGAATGATTATAGTATCCAGTAATCATATTGTCAGAAACTTTAGTAGCATCAGCCCAATATGTTTTTGCAGTAGCAGCAGGACTACTGCCACCTAAACCAGTGTCATCTCCACCAAATTTTATATAGGCGGTATCGGCTTTTGTAGCAATAGTGCCTAATCCTAAATTAGTTCTAGCGTTTGCGGCGGTAGTCGCACCTGTTCCGCCATGATCTATTGCAACAGTGCCGGTAACATTCGCGGCGTTTCCTGTAATAGTAATTCCCCAAGAACCTGTTGCGCCAGTGCCGTCTAATTTGGGAGAGTATAGGTTATAATTTTTATCATCTAATATTGTAGCCCAAGCTTCCCAACGTTGGGCCGCGGTTTTTTCAGTATTGGTTACATCCCATCCAGATCTGTAACGAATACCATTTTCTGCATTTTTTGCAGCACTAGCGTGATGACTAATATAAAACTATGCCGCGCCCCCAGTCGTAGCTCTCATTACATATAACGTTCCATATGGATATGGAGCATTTTGATTAGTACCTGGATTTTGATCTCCAGAAAAACCGCCAGAATTATAAGCACGATATGTGCCAGAGTCTGTAACATCCCATGACGTATTCTATCCTATTGTGGTTGAATAAGTTATAATCTCATCAACAGTACCACTCGCACCTAAATTAATACTCTTATTTCCGACCGTTAAAGAACTATTAGCTAATTTATTATTCGCAATAGCAGTACCATTCCAAGTACCAGTTATAATTGTACCTAATGTAGTAATATTTGTAGAACCAGCCCAAGTACTTAATTTAGTATTTTCAACGCTACCTAATCCTAATTGAGCTGCGGTAACATTATGAGGGTTATCAGTCCGTGCAATATGATTTGTTGCATTCGTAGCAGTATCTGCATTTCCCTATAAAGCTCCAATAAATTTATCAGCCTTAGCATTTCCATTAACTGTTAATAACGTATCTGGAGTGAGTGTTCCAATTCCAACTTTTCCGTCATGTGTTATCAACATACGAGTGTAAGCGCCATTAGCAAAAGAACCCGTAGTTGCAAAATGCAATCTTAATCCATATGAACCTGAAGACTACCAGTAAATTCCACCATATGAAGCAGTATCAGTACCAATTGTAATACCGCCTGCATTGCCATCATTAATTCCTGTTCCAGAACCAGATCCAACTGTAAAATGTAAATCTTTAACTGCTGTACCAATTTTACTATTTGTATCAATACCAAGTACTGCCGCAGATGTCTGTTTTAAAATATTAGACCAAGTATTATCTCCACGATAAAATACTCTTGTCGTATTGGTGGCATTATCTTTTAATTTAGTAGCGGTCGCAGCATTACCGCTCCATGTTCCGCTCGTATCTAATGCCCTTGTTCCCGCAGTTACAGTACCATCAGTTGCCTAACTTACACTTGAAATAAAGGTATTGCCGCTAGTCGTTTGAGAATATGCCGTTGAAGCATCAAAACCAAGCATTTCCCACTTATTTGTGGTACTCCATACATATTCACGCCGTGAATTGTTATCAATTACTACGTCGCCTGCAGTTTTAGTCGTGATCGCGGTTCCACCAATAGTTGGATTTTCTGTGCCGCCATCGGTGATTGCAGTAGTAGAAACGCCTAGAAAATGCATTGCGGTAGATAAGCCAAGGTCACTTGCTGTAACAGTTACTTCATTACCAGTATGTCCATTAACACTAGTTACCGGAGTAATTGAATAAGGCCCTAATGTAATTTTCCCATTAGTAATATTAGCTATAGAAGAAAACTTAACCTGTCCAAAAGTAGCTGTACCGCCAGTATCACGGCGAATAAAATAAGTATCTGCAGTTGGAGAAGCGGTCCAAGTTGGAAGGCCACTAATTAACGCATTTGCTGCATCATTGGCAGTAGTTTTTCCTGTGCCACCCTATGCAATAGGCAAAGTACCCCATTGTAAAGCCCCATTTGCGCTTGTGGCATATAAGGCACCATTTGCGCTTGCTTTACTACCAAATTTTCCGGCCGCATCGGTATAATAGGCTACCGCATTGGCAGTAGAAGTGAGATTGGCAGCATTCGCTTGATCTGCATATCTAGTCTTTAAACCATCATATTCGGTTTTTGTTATATCATATACATTGCAGGAAGCTAAATACCAAGTAACTGGAACATTTCCATCTATGTAAACATGACCGCCCACAGATATAGTACCTTCTTGTCCACAAATAACTCTTCTAGCATACCATTCCCATTTACCAGTACCATTATTAGAGGTAAGCCATTCATCTCTGTAGCCAGTACCCATGCCATTAGAAGCAATATATAATTTTCTATCGGCTGGTACTAACGCACGGAAAATTTGTACAAACTGAGCATTTGCACGCGCAGGAATACTCTATACAAATCCGCCGCAACCGGGTGAAGCCGTACCAGTAGTTTCAATTTTAATTATTGAACTTGAATCTGTACCGGGAGAAGGAACTTCAAAGCTAGCATAGCTTCCTCTAGTATGAGTTACAGTGCCTCCTCCGCTATTATTATAAACTCCTATTGAATTCATTCCAGATAAAAAGGTTGGATCTGTATATAATGGATAACCAGTTTTAAATCCAAATACGCTTAATAAAATTTCTCCCTATCCTGGGACAGCTGTTTGATTTAAAATACGATTAGAGCCAATAGTCATATTATCACTATCATCAATAGTAATACCGCTCTTCTATATTTGTCCACTAGTACCGTCAAATCTTACTATAGCATTATCAGTACTTGTAATTGCCTTTACAAAGTATGATTCTGCCTTCTAAGACGCAGTTCCTAAAGCAGTTCCGGCCGTAATAACACCGTTAGAAGTCATATATACTGGCTAAGTAGCACTACCAATATCACTTGTACTCTAAGTAGCATGAGCAATTGTTTGCCATTCTCCCCATACATTATTTCCCGCTGTACGATACCATAATCGTCCATCATTGGATGTAATATTACCTAACTACCAACCCCAATCTGCTATTGTATTACCAGAAGCTTTTCTATAAGGCACATTTAAAATACTAAAAAAATTACTACCTTTCATGCCACTACCATTGGCATTGTTCATATTAACATATACACCAAAATCATATAATGCTGTGCTTTCTGCAGTAGTAGTTTGCCATTTTAAAATAGAATTTGGGATATCTGCGGCAACTAGTGCCCTGAAACTTGGGACCGCGTTATTCCCACTAGAAGGTCCAGCGAGAATAAGATTCTTTGCTTTTGCTCCATAGGGATTTTTGGTATCGCCATAGGCATCTTTCAGTGAAATTGTAGTACTTGCACTAGAACCATTCTATGCAGTAGAAGTACTTGACTATACTGGTGAAGTGGCGCCGATTGTAACAGAAGTAATACCAGAACTAGTTACATAACTATTGGTATCTAATGTCCACGTATTTGCCGCAGTTTTCTTTAATAGGCCAATTGTGCCAGATATGGCTTCAATGGCTTTTAAGTCATCTGCACCAGTAATACTAGATAAATGTGTTGCTGACCAAGAACGTATTTCTCCGTCTCTATATTCATAATATGGATTATCTAATAATAAGGAACCTTGGTAATAATTACTTGTACCAGTATAATATTTACTACCAATACGTTGATAAATTTTACCATCTTCTGTGGTCGGTAATGCCGCTGCAAGCCACTATGTGGTATCTAAATATAATAATCCATCATTTTCATTATAAGTATATACTACATAAGTTTCGCAGTAATCTGGTAAAAATTGATTATCAAAATTAAAACTATATAAATAATCAAGCGTATGATATTGCTCGTATGGAGAAATATTTAAAGTTCCCTCGCTATAATCTGAGCCACTTGAATTCCAATAAATTTTCCCATCCGGAACAAAGCCGTGCGGATTAGCGGTTTTAGTAGTAGCACGAGTATTACTTTCCATTACAAATGACTCATAAGTTCCATCTCCAGTACGTGCAAATAGACAGTATCTATAAACTTTATTACTACCTGCTTTGCCCTTAAAACCATTACTTAAAATATAATATCCATAGGCATCATTATCCCCAGCTTCCTATAGGCCATTAGAAGTAGCAGTGAATCCTCGCCATGTATAACCCGAAGGAGTTGCAGAAGTATATAATTTTAAATTATCTAATAAAGTAACAGTACAATTTAATTGCTCTAATAATTCTACTTTTATTACTTTTGCTACATTATCGGCTCCATAAGAGCCCTGCATTCTATATCCTAATTCATGTGGTACACTTGCAGAATTACTATTTAAAAGCATATGCTAATAAATTGAGTAAGTTACAATAGAATTATAAATTTTATATGAATAATAAGTATTAGCACGCCCGCTAATACTAACATCACATATTTCAGTATAATCAGAATGTCCTGCTGCAGTAACTGTAATTCTATAATGCGCAATCCAAATTGCATTATAATCCGTTGGAGTAACTGTAGCGAAATTTTGATAAAAATTTGCCCCAGAACTTTGATATAATGGAGCATTATAGGTTTTAGTACTAATTGGCACTAAACGCCCCATATTTAAATTTCCAATAAACTCATCTGCTGTAACCGTCTTCTCGCTTGGATTAACAGTGACCCCGCCGGTGTATTTCACACCGGCGGTTTCATCTGTTGTATTATTTGTATTTTTTAAAATTATTGGAAATTCCTTATTTTCGGCGTTAGAGGTCTATTTGACTTTCTCATCAGTTTTTTCACTATCTCTTAATAAATAAGTTTTATTATCAGGAGTCTTAATTTGACTAATATATCCATCAGCCATTTAGGCCACCTCCCTTATTAACTTGGATGTGTTACTGTGATAGTAGTATTATTATTTAATCCTGCTGCTGTTGATGGACTACCTAAACCAGTTAAAGCGCTCTTTTGGTCTTTACTATTCCAAGCAACGCCTACATTCGTAGTAGCGGTAATCTCCTTTCCAGTAGTAACCTGCACTCTACCAGTGGCAGTTGTACTATTTGCTGCAAGTGTAATAGCGGGTGCATTAAATGTTGCTCCTGAACCCATTGCACTTGAAGTGCTAGGAGTACCTAGTCCAGTTAAAGCATCTTTAGAAGTTTTTATACTGACTGCGGTAACAACAGAACTTCCGCTACCAGAAGAGTTAATTGTACCTGTTGCTACAGTTGTATTTTCTGAAGCAGCGGTAGGAATTGTAAGATTAGTAGAGCCGATTGTCAATACTTCTCCTGTTACTGAGGCACTATTTAATACTCCCGGTGAAGTGCTTCCACTAACGCCTTTAATAGTGGTTGTCACTAATTTATTAGTGGAAGTAACATTTAATTCCTAAACGAATGATTCTTTGGAAGGAGAAGCATATCCAGTAACTGCATTAAAAGCTTTATTATCATCAACTGTTGGCTTTGCAGAAGTTGCTCCTAAATATGTCTAAGATAAATTACTATAAACAGGCTAAGTTACCGTAAAGGTAGAGTTCGCGCCAATTACATTAGCACTAGTAGTATTACTATATCCAGTAACAAAATTTGTAGTTTTTTTATTTAAAGTTACATCTGTAACTATCGCTGTTAATTTAATCTAAGTATCACCAATTTTTTCCCAACTATATGTATAATCAGGATCAGTTCCTGCACGAACTGTAACATATTCATCATATATGTCTAATAAAGTGGGGTCTTGTACGGAAGAAGATTTTACTAAATAAAATTTTCCTAAAGTATTTGCGCTAGCAGCCAAAGTGCCTGTCACAGTTCCTGCTACCACTCCTGCGGGTACATTAGCTGCCGTTGCAGTACCAGTACCATTCCAAGCAATTATAAAAACGCCATTTATAGCTGAACGTGCGGCTGAGTCTTTTATATTATATGTATTACCACCTGGTAATGTAATTTGAGAAATATCTCCAACTACTGCCATTATTTTTCACTTCCTTATAAACGATTAAGAATAAGATTTTCATTATTCATATCGCAATTTATTTTATTATTCCAAAAGGTGCGCTCTGCACTCGTAATATGTCTAACCTAATCATTAATATGGTCATTTAAAATTTTTCTAATATCATCTCCTATAAAGGGAGAATCCACAATTGTATTAACGCCATTACTAATTTTAAGGCCGGGAACTACAATTCTATTATCGTCTCCATCTGTATAACTTGAAGCATCAGTATAAATACAGAGCGTTCCTTCTGGCGCGATATAAGCAGAATGCGCTTGCCATTCTGCTGTTGTTCCTATCATTATATTCTTTCCAGTAATATCTCCTACTATTTCCCAATTAATACCGGTATAAATTAATGTATAGATATTATCTTCAGAAAGAGTATTCGCATTAATAGCTGTCCCATTATAATAAATAGGTTTTGTGCCAGTATTATTTACATTTAACGTAGCATTTGCACCGACAGTGCCTACTTTAATATGAACATATACTCCAGCCGCAAGTTCAAAATTACTAATAGCAGCAGTTAATGCTGTACTAGTTCCTCCTGCGGTTGCGAATAATGTTGGCTATATTCTATGTATGCTATTATCATCAAGCTAAACTGAATGAATATATCCCATTTACCTCACCACCATTATGGTGTAGTATTATCAGGCACAACTACGGTCTTATTTGTAATAGTAATAGACGGAACAGTTCCAACATTAGTTACATTTGGAACTGTTTTAGCAGTGTAAGCTAATGTAGGCACTGTGCTATTTGTTAAATGTAATACTCCCTAAGAAACTGTTGCGTCTGATGCGCTGCCTTCATCCCAGTTAGTAATGTCATCCGCATCAATTGGGTCTCCTAGTGTAGGAGTGGTACCCGCATTCCACGCGCTTGCACTTCCAATTGTATCTGTACTAGATTTTAATGCATAGCTTCCTTCATCGCCCAATAAAATCCATTGAGATGCTGCCGCAGTTGTACTCTTAGAATATACGTATTCTTTATCTCCAACTAGTAATACATCACCAGAATCATAATTATTAAAGCTATCAGTGCTATTAGGTACAGCTGGATTTCCGGAGCCATCTGTATTTGGTGTTTCGCCGCGGAAATGCATTGCTCCAGTTAAACCACTTAATCCTGCTGTCTTTGTAACTACATAATCCTTAGTAGCGATTGCCAATGCATCAGATGCATCGGTAGTACTTTCAGACATTAGCACTGGGCCAGTAAAAGTACCGCCGCTCTTAGGCATTGCATTGTCTGCTTTTGTACCTTGCGCAGCAGTTGCATATGCAGTAGAATCTGTATATGCGGCAGAGCCTAAGCCAGCAACAGAAACTTCTTCACCTGCAATTTTAATAGTACCATTCGTGCTACCAGTTTCTACTTTAATACTGTGATTAGCATACCAAACAGTACTACTACCAGTTTGTGATAAAGTAAAAGAAATTACATCATTTGCTGAGCAGACGCAGTTTCCTACCACTGTAAATGGATTGGTGCTGCCAACAGCCAATGTAACACCAGATGTAACAGAGTTACCATTTTCAAATCTTACCTATACTGTTACACCGTGCATAACAGCATCAAAATCAGGTAGAGTTACCACTTTTGCAGCAGCGTTTGCTAAACTGCTACATACGCCATATAGAGTTGAACCCACTAGTACCTAATCACCAGTTGCTCCAATCTATACTTTACCAATATAACTTGCCATTTATTATTCCCCCTTAGTAACATCAGTTACTACTGTTTTCTTTTCCCATAGTAACTATGGCAATGATCCATTAGTTACTTTAAACACGTTATTTTCTACCGCTACCTGTGTGGTAACACCCGGTAGCCAACTAACAACACTTCCCGCAGTAGATTTTTCTATATTAAATTCAAAATTAGAAAGCTAAGTATAGCCACTTGCTGCGGCGTAGTGATATATTCTATTTGTAGATAAGTCCACATATAATTTATCTTCTGAACCCGGTGAAGGAAATCCAGAAAAATTTTCCTTTTTTACAATTTCGGTTTCATTCCCATTTAAGGTACCTGAATCAATAAAAGGAAGATTTACTACATTGGTACTTCCATCTCCAACCTTTAAACGAGAAAAAGGGTGAGTTGCGTCTGCACTATAGACGATCAACTCACCCGCAAGCGGTACGAAACCCGCAGACCCATCCCTAGGACCGGCCTTATTCCAATTGGCTTCGGTATCGCTTTTCAACCGAATTCTCGTCTTTATAGTGTTATTTGAAATTGCCATATAAAGACCTCCTTGCTATCATTCCAAGCAAGTTTAAATTACTTCTGTGCTGCTACCACAGTCTAATGTTATATATGTATCTACTGTTTGCTCTAAATCTTGTACATTTCCTGTTACAGATATTCGCGCAAGATCTAATTTTTTTCCTATCTATGTAACATCCTAGACACCGCCGCGCCCGTCTGGAACAATAGCGCCCTCAAGCACATCTAAATTTAGTGCTGCTTGGTCTATGGTGATTCGGACTTGTTTATTAGCATTAGGAATCTATTCGTTACCATTAATAAAAATCTATTCTATTTTATTAACATGTTCTGTATGAGGATCTGAAGTTATCGTTACTACTTTATTGCTATCTGGTATAACTTCTTCTCCATCAAAGATAATCCGTTCAATTTTATTTACTTGGGCTTCATCTTGAATACCGTCTAATTTAGCTTGCGCTTCGTCGGTAAATTCTGATATTTCAAGATTCACTGCATTTTGTAAATCTTCTATTACTTTAGGACGAATTTCTTCACCATTTTTTAGAATATGCTCAATAGTATTACGCTAAGCCCCGTCTTCTATGCCATCTAATTTTGATTTTAAATCATCAGTAAAATCATTAGACGTTAGGGTCTTTCCATCAACTTTATCTACTTTAGTATCAAATGTAGCCGCAAGATTAGCAATTTTACTTTGTTGAATGTCTGCATCAGGGTCAATATCAGCATCACGAATACTACCTTTAATAGCATAACTTCCTTCATCGCCAAGCAATCTCCAGTTAATTCCAGTCCAAACGTATTCTTTTGCTTCAGATAAAATTACGTCGCCTGGTTCGGCCTATGCAAATACGTATCCACCGATTCTTGGGTCTTGTCCGCTATTAGGAGTAATCGCTACTGTTGCTTCACCAATAAAATGCATTGCACCAGTTAAGCCTTTAGTTAAGTTATCAACATATTCTTTAATGACTCTATTAGGTACTAAATAATTATTATTAGCAATAGAATCTGCAATAGGAATTGTATATATTGGCTCGGTACCATTACCAACAAGTACCTAATCTTCTGGAAGATTGGTTTTTCCAGTTCCGCCCTAAACCACCGTTGCGGCTCCAGTTAAATCCTCAAATGATGGCTATGCACGTTCCACAGAAATAATTCCGTTTTCTTCCGTAACAGCAGTTACAAACTAATGAGTGCGTGCATTATCAGTTTTATTTAACTGTTGTAAAAAATATTGAATCTGTTCATAAGTTCGGTTAAGTAGAGTTGGATAATCTTCTAAATTAGAACGTCCAATCCAGTTTACTATTGCCGTTAAATCTGCTAAATCAATATAAGTACTTGTATCAATTACCCATGGAGATTCCTCGTTGTTTTCCTTATATCGTAAATACCATTTGTCTATATTTTCGTTAGTTCCACGCGTTAACTAATAGATACGAGGAGCTATATTAACTTCTACATCGCCGCCTACCAAGTTTTCTACAAAACTTTGTAAGCCTTGAATCTCTTGTGCTGTATATATTGGTTTGGTATCCTATTTCGCCCAATTATATACATCTGCGGCAACAGCCTATACCCACGGGAGCCTAGGAAAATAATTTACGCCATCTCCAATTTTAATACCAATTGCAGGAGGAGTATTTTCTGGAGTAATATTAGATAACTAATCAATTACTCTTTCACGAGGAAAAGCACATATAGCAGCTTCGCCTCGCTTTAAAATAACATCGCTGTTCATCCATTGGCTATAGGTACCATATCGTAACTGAATTCGTGTTTCAAGAACGTTTTCTGCCATTGTGCCTCACCTCCTTATGCTGTGCCTCCGTATATAACCAGTACATCTCCAGTTGGCACATATAATTTAGTGGTTGAGACCTAATTCAATGTCATAAATCCGTCTTGCGTTACATTAATGCGGTCGGGGTCAGTTGAAGCTTTAACGCCGCCTAAGCGCGCTGTGGTTGCAACTTCTAGTGTAAAAGTACCTGAACCATCGCCAGTTGCGCCAACTACATCCCAAACACCATTAATTATCATATATTCATCATAATGTGTGCCATCAGTAGAAAGCATCATATATAACGTATTTTCATCCGCGTTAGCAACTAACGGCAATTCTGTAACGACTTCACGCTTTAAATGATTTGCCGCGAGAATTTGATCATCTACATATTGTTTATTGACTGCATCGGTCGGTTCAACCGGTGGATCAGTTATTGTTAGATGTTCAATAGCATCTCCCGCAATTGCAGAAATTACTTCTAAATTTTCTGCAAATTCATCACTGAAGGTTAAAGAACCATCAGACATAAGTTTAAAGTAACGAGTATCTAATTTATTTAAGTATGGTAGATGCGCCCAGTCACGAACGCCGTCACCTATTTTTATTAAAAAAGTATCAGACTCAAGCCCGTACTCGCCGGCAGCAAGTACGGGGTTCCTTGTAGTCCAATCGGCGGCTTCATCGTGCCTAATTTGGAGCGTAACTTTTACTGTATTAGTCGCCATTAGGCATCGCCTCCATTCAAAATAGTATTTGTAATTAACATTGCATTAACTGGAATATATTCATTATCCCAATAATATAAGATTTTTCCATCAAGATCAAAATATAACATATCGTGTTGTCCAATAGATGGAAAATTATTAAATGTTTCAAATAGAATTTCCTGTTTATTGTTTTCAAGATATGTTCCAAAGTATTTATAGAATTCTTCACGAGTTCCAGTATATCCGCTATTTGCAGCAAAAGCGAATAACCAGTCTCCCATAACTGCCAAATTCTACATTTCCCAAGGATAAATAGCGCTGATGGCAGATAGATTTGGGAATGGCGGCATTACGCCACCGCTTTCATTTTCATTTCCCCAGGGATATAAAATTGCTAATCCTCCGGCGCGAGGATGCAATGGCATTATAGTACTGTCATATTCTAACAGTAAATCTCTGGTACGATGTCTAGTATCTATATATCTCATGGAGCTACCTTAATTTCACAGCGAGGAAGCCAAAAAGCAGCATAGTATGAATCTATCGTTTCTCCGTTGATAATAGTTCCATTTTCATCACGTTCTGGATTATGATATACTTTTACGTCCCAAACATAACGGTCACTTGGCTCTATATCAATAGTGTTTTCACGAACAAATTCAAAAGTAAGTTCTTCTCCCGCTATTACTTTTTCTAATTGTAATACTACTTCCTGCTTTAACGGGTCATAAATAGAGAAAACTGCGGTATCTCCTTGCTCTGTTCCCGGAAGTAAAGGAAGAGTAAATGTCCCCGTATCGCCGCGTGGTATTATTAGGCGCCGCTAGATTACTCTAATCATTTAATCACTCCCCGAATAAACACTTTAATTCTTTTTTAAATTTTTTATACATTGGCTACTGCCAATTAATGATTGTATTAATACTGTAATCCAAAGAAATTAGTTTAATCATTTTCTTTTCTGCGTGTTTTAGTTCTTCACTTACATCGCAAATATAACATCTTATTTCGTCTGCCGCTGCAATTTCGCCTAAATTATGAAGTTCTACATACATTTTTTCATACAAAGCTTTAGTATCGCGTTCCCATTTAACCCATTTTTCCATCATTGTTTTTACCGCTTGACGTTTTGTATTAGTATCTACGTCCATCGTAGTATATTTGCGCCAAGTGGCTGGAATAATATCAGGCTCTGGGATATTCTTTGTTTCTAAAAGTTTATGATAGTGTGTAGAATAATAATGTAATAAACATTGATATCCTTTAGTTTCCATTAAGTGATGATATTCATGACATTTTGCGAAGCCATAAAGACCAAGAAAATCATATCCTTTTGACAACGCATCATGTATCATCATTCCTTCTATCATATGAGATACGAGCGCATTAAAAATTTCTTCAACCGTCATTGCTATTCCCCCAGATTAAAAGGACATTTAAACAATCTTGGTTACTACAATATTAACATGCGCGTCAGAGACTGCGGTGTCTCCTGTACGAACTTGTAACACGGTAGGAGATGATAATAAATTACAATTACAGTTATTTTCGGTTACCTAAACGAAAGTCTTAAAGCCTATTGGATAAACATCTGTTACAGCCACTGCAGTAAAAGAGCTAATTGCTTGCGGCTGGGCAACTCCATTTACATAAAGCTAGAACGTTACTACTCCCGCAGCAGTATCACCAAGAGCATAGCCATCAAATTCTACTAAATAAACTCCGCGTTTATTAAGTTGAATAGTTGCCGGAGCGCTCAAAGCTTCTGCGCATCCTTTATCTAGTACTACATTATTAAATGGAACTGCGGAATTAGCCGCAATATCAATGTTTGTAGAATAAGCTTGTAACATTAAAATTACCTCCTAGAAAATAAAATAAGCGGGCATACTATTATATAGTACGCCCGAGATTAATTATTTAAGGTGTACTATATACACTCATTACATACCCGCACATCCACCGCAGAAAGGAGATGTTCCAGCATTGTAAGTCCAGCCATTAGGATAACGTACAACGCCATGTAATTGATTTTGGAGTTCTAAATAATTTACACGGTTTTGTAATGCTTCCATCTTATTAGCCATAATTGCATCCAAAACCTTTTGATTCTGAGCAACAATATTAGCATTGGTAGCAGCATCACGCATAGCCGCTTCATAATTTGCCTGTTGAATAACAGATTGAGTATTGCAGCAGCACTCATTAATACGAGCAAGCTGGTTTGCTTGACCAACAGCGAGGCCAGCAATATCGCGCTGTAATTCATTGTACTTATCAGATAAACCATTCATTAAATCATGATATACCTGATTAGTAGTAGCGACAGACTGGGCGGTGCCAGCAGTAATAGTGCTCATTAGGTCACGATTTTGATCCTGAAGATCATTAAAATTGAAACCATTCTGAACAAAATCCTGAGTAGCGTATTGAGGGCGATAACCTCCACCAAAACCAAATCCGCCGCCCATCATAGCCAAAATAGCAAATAACCAAATCATGCCATTCCAGCCGCCATTCATGCCGTCGTTGTTAAGTAGAGCAACATCAGAAGCAGTTAATCCATTTTCTCCCATGTTTATCACTCCTTTAATTAATCTGGTGAGATAAATTTCTCACTATGGATAAAGTAAAAACACTGTCTCTTATTTTAGGTATTTCCTACAGATGGGTAAAAAAAATAAGTGAGAATTTCTTCTCACTTATTGCTATAATTTTTGTATTAGCATGTTCAAATCAATGCCGCGTTCGCGCGCCATTTGCTGCGCTAGCCCTTGTAGTCCATTAGGTGAGCCTTTTAGCATAGAAGCAACCTAACTAAATTGAGGATTTTGTTCTATCATAGACTTTAATGCCTATTCTGGATTAGCAGAGAACTTCATCTAATTCATCATGCTTTTAGCCCACATTATAGAAGCATCAAGCGATTGGTTCTGTTGCGGCTGCGCTATTGGATTGTACCCGTTTCGCATTTGACTTATTAGATTTGGCATTTATCCATTCCTCCACTGCGGCAAGACGTGCCGCTAAATCATTAGTATCTACTGGAGTGGGTTCTTGATGTAATTTAATATCAAATCCCTACACCAAATGATTACCCATATTATCTGTTCTAATCCACCAAATTATATCTTGGTTAGCATCAGGTAAATAAATTTCGCTGTTTGGCGCCATTGGGAACTGCATAGCAGCATCATGACCGTGAATTGGCTGTGCGCTATAAACCGGAAGGCGCTGTTGCTGTGAGGGCCAAGGCTAATTCATGTATGGCGTGAAACTTGCGCCACCCATCTAATATGGTGAATTCCAGTTATTTTGATTTAGTAAATTACTCATATTTTAGTCCTCCAAAGTATCTAAAATTTGTAGAACTTCTTTTAATTTTGTTTTAAGTTCTTTCAGACTTGTATTTTCTTTTCTGTCTGTCAGAAACTTAGACATCATATAACCAGTTATTCCGTTGACTTGAATTTCAGACCAGTCTCCTTGAGTGCTAATTACATCTACTACGGTTCCTTGCGGAATTGTGGTTATAATTTGTCCATTAGGCTCCTTTCTGAGTCTAACAGGACTGTTATTATTAGCTGTGACTATCTTCATTCTTCTTTTCCTTATTCATTTCATAAACTTGTTCTTCAATGGTAGCACTGACTACTTCATCATTGAAGGTAAGCTTATATTTAGCAAGGAACTGTTTTACTAAATCCATAGCAAAAGCTTTTTTATCTTTGCCTGTGGTAATAGTAACAATCTGTTCTGCTGCAGAAACTGCAATCTAAGAGAATTGACGAAGCAATGCTAACTGCTGAGGAGTTAGTTTGCTTTCAAGCCAAGGACGGCCAAATCCGAAATATGCGCCAGCGAGCATGATTACGAAACCGATAATAATCCATGTAATGTCTGTCATATACATAACCTCTTTTTTCTTTTATTATATCACATTTGACTAAAAAAGTCAAATATTTAAGAACTTAGTCATCATATAACCTTCTTTGCCTTTATATGATACTTTAGTCCATTCTTCTTCTTCAATCTATACAGTTTCACCTTTATCAACGCGAAGCAATATGGTAGATTTAGTTGAAGGGCCAGACCGCAAAGCTACTCGTGTAGCATTAACTGTAGCATTTTTCATGGCAACTGGTTCTTCTTCTTTGGCGGGGGTAGAGACATTATTATAATCAACACCCTTTAGCTCTCCCCATTCGGCCCATTTTTTATTTGTAATTTGAGTTGTAATTACGCCAACCTGTGTACCAGAGGCTTCAATAACTATGTCATTGCCTATATATAGACCAACATGCGATCTATCGGAACCGTTCTTTAAGACGAACACTGCGGTACCCGGTTTAAGCTCAAGACCATCGGCGCGGCGGCCGCCAACAAGTTTTCCCTTGTTTACGCAGTATTTATTCCACATAGTATTACTGCCATGATACATATATCCACCGAGTTCTTTAAAAGCCCAATAAAATAAGCCGGAACAGTCGGTTACATACCGTCCTATCCATCTACTTCCATACATTGCGGCAGTATAGCTATTATCTTTTTTTGCATTGTCGTTGGTTTTCCAAGCACTTCCGTACTTATTTTCCATATAATTAACTTTCTAAGTTTGTAATGACTGCGTCCATTTTGTATGCCATGTATTTAAAATATATCCCCATTTATTATCCAAAGCATACTAAAATTTAGCAATTAAATCAGCCGTTTTGATCGTCGCTGCCATCTTCTTCATCTCCTGTATCCTCTACATGAGAATTAAATTTATTTATTAAAGTTTTAAATCCGCCCTTATCAATCCAATTAAGTACGAATTTATCGCTATAAATATACTTTTCTCCTAGAGAATTTACTAAATAAGTTCCTTCATTTACGAGCATTATGGTGTCTACGCCGGGGATTGTAGAAACCAAAGCTTCTGCCGCGGTAGGAACTACCGCGGACAGAATAATTACTGAGAAACGGTATATAGCCCAAACCCAACAGATAAAGCGACTTAGCCATTTACTATACTACAAAGCGGCTGCAGCAACTTTTCCTGCCATTTAATCATCTCCATCTATAATGCGGTTTTTCTTCTCCAAAAAGCTTCCATCTAATAAAGTCATCCAACACTATACAAAAAGCAGATAATATGAGCCAAATTACACAGAAAGGCAAACTGCATTGATGCCAGAAGAAAGCCATATGATGATAATGCCAAATGTCTAATTTTAAAATAACATTTAAAATAATTCCTGCAACCGCTTCGCTGAAAACAGCTACACCCATTCCTATAGTACATTGCTACATAAAAGGCATATTCCAATGGATTTTCTCATTAATATCGCCAATTAAAAAGCCTACAGTGCCTCCTAATAAGAACATAGTCCAATGAGTCGCATGTCCTTTCCATAAGCATTCTAGGCCAAAGTAAATCGCGCCAAAAAGTACAAATAAAAATAAATTTTTTAACCATATACGAAGTTTCATTGCGTAATCACCTTCAATACTTCAGATTGATATTCATCTGGAATTGGAGTGCCATACGTTATAGCGGCAATTTCTTCAATTGTCGTTAAGGAGTTGATATAATTTTTTAGAGCATTATAATAGGTTGTATGATATACCTTATGCGCCGTTGCCGCCGCAACAATTTGATTTATTTCATCCGCAGTGTAGAAAATACAAGTCTCTCCGTCTGCATGATATGGAATTAATTCTTGGGTTTGTGCCATTACACCTAAACTCATTAGGTTAAGTTGGTCTTGTGTATCCATTGAGAAGTGCTTAGTTTCCATACGAAGTTGTATATCAATGCCGGCTTCAATAGTTTTGCGGCATTCATGGGACATTTCAGAAATTTTAGAAGAGCGAACAAATTCAATAGTCTCTGCTTCTATTTCATCTATCGGTTCAGGTAGTGGAGGAATATCTTCCTGTTCATCTGGAATGGTTTCATTATGCTCAATTGCATTCATGAAAATTTGATATTCTTCTTCGGAAATTTCAATTATTTGTGCTTCAATATAAGTTCTGTCTGTTTTACAGGGTGCCATCCAAGCTGCACGATACGTAATACCATTAAACACTACATATTCGCCTTTTTTCTCATTGCATCGCATATAACTATGGCCAATAAAAGAATAACGAATAAAATCGGATGAAGATACAGCACCAATGAACTTATTTTCAAAAGTCATTATCTTATAATATTTCATTTATAACACCTCAGAAAAGGAGGCAAGAGAAGTCTCTTGCCTCCAATGTATTAAATTGTTAAGATTTGGCTGAACTTCAAGCCACGAGAATCTACTTGATTAGTAATACTAGTATTAGGCGTACCATTTTCATAAACATAACCAAAATTAAATCCATTATTAATAATTACAGAACGAGTCCAATACTATTCTGCACGTATCCATAATCCTCTTGTATCGGTCAAAGTCGGCGCTCCTAATCTAGTATCAAAAGAAGTAGAAGTTGGCTACAATCCTAGAGCAAGAATTTCTTGAGTGGTGGCATAAATAAATGTATACTCTGTTTCGCCACGTTTCATAATATAAATATCTCCGCTCTTTAAAGTATTAGTAGCTTGATAAATAGTATTCGCTACAGTTGTAGACATTGGTACTGTAGTACCAGAATTTACTTCTCTAAATATACGCATACGGTTTGCACCAGCGCCCCAAGTAATAGCTTTATTTGGGAATCTTATATTTAAATAATTTACTAAACTAGCATTATTGCTTGTATTGACAGCCCATCCGTTAGACCCATAATCGTATACAATAATATTATCTAAATCTAGCCAAGAGAATGGAGCAGTTTCTGTATTCTCTTCTGCATTTTTATAAACAGCCTCATTTGAAATAACATGTGCCAAGCTGTATGGACGTATATAGTTACGAACAATTCCGCCGCTTGCGGATAACTCATAAGAAAACTACCCTTGGCCTCCATCTTGTCTTTCACCAATTGTATAGGATGTACTATCTTTGCAAAGTATAGATTGCAATTGAATTGGTAGGCCATTCATAACGCGTTTATTTATAATAGTTTCTAGACTAGAATTGCCCCATCCAAGTCCGCTTTCTTGAGTACGTCCTTGATAATAAGTGCCGTGAGATAAGGTATTCAAAGAAGCTAAATGAATAGAACTTGTAGCCGTATTACCAATCGCACGAGTTGTTGAAGTTGCATTATTACTTAGATATGAAACGCCATATGTAATCTATTCATGAGGCCAACTAGCAAGCTTCTTGCATTCGCCTTGACCCAAATCTTCCGACCAATATTTCATCCAATAAATAGTTCCCTTACCATTAGATACTTGACGAGTTGCGCCATCAGTAGTATCGGCATCGTTTCCAAGCTAACCAATATTTAAATAAGCGTTAGAATTATAATTCTAATAATTTATTGTTGTAACTGTAACGTCAGAAGAAAGCGCAGAACCATTAAGGCCAGAGTAAACATATAGCGTTGGCTCATTAGCTGGATGGCGTAATACAATAATATTTCTCATATTAAGCATAATATCAGATCCAACTGATATAGATTGGCTAGAAGAATTATATATATCACCAAAACCAACTCTTGGCCCAGAAATAGTGTTTCCAGATTTACCATAGAATAAACTAAAGCCATTTTTAACATTTTCAGAAGTATTACTGTAATAGCAGTTAACTAAGGTACTATAATTAGTGGTAATGCTTTCTGTCATTTCTTCGTTAAAACAATAATCAATTACTAAAGTAAAAGCATCACTGCCACTCTTTAGCGGCTAAATGGAAGTTGTATATGGATTATCATCCTAGTCTAATCTATAAGGAGTACTTATTAATTCAATTCCTTCTACATTATTATCTGAACCCATTGTACATACTAGACGGTTCATACCAGATGAATCAATTTTATCATCTATATTATATGCATCTTTCATCTAGGCATCCATAGCAGATAATACTAATAACTATTCCGGAGTTAAATTAATTGTATTTTCAAATAAGCTGTTAATAGAAACATTATTAGCTTCAATCCAATTTGCATGAATCGCATAATAGTTATCATTTGCAGTGGGATTAATATTGGTCGGCAATTTTTCCCAGCCATTAAAAATCTTATAAGACACATATGCGCCATTAAATGTAACTGAGCAAGTTTCAAAATTAGCATTATGAATATCTGTTACGGTAGGCGCTTCCTGATCATAACCGCCACCGTAAGAAACTAATCCAGGACTTGATTTTACTAAACGGTTATCAGGATTTTTATCTAAATACCATCTAATCTAATATGTACGTGGAATTGGGACAAAATAAGTAATAATACGTAAATTAGAAAATACGTATGGCGTGCCAGTGGAAGAAATTGGTTGACTAGAAGAACTTAAATGCCATCCAGAATAAAGAATATATTTACCAGATACTTCATTTACACTACCAAATCTATAAGATTCACGTTCAGTCTAAGGTTTGGTGGGCATTTCTGTTAAATCTCCGGTTGAATAAATATCTGGAGCGGCTGCGCCTTCATCAACATAAATTGTCTTTAAAATAGTTCCATCGTCATGTTCATAGGTTACTTTCCATTTATTCTACTTAGTACCTTGAGATACATCAAATGTTAACTATGGCCATACTGTCATATAATTATCACGTTCAATTTCAGACCAGTCACCAGTTATATGAATAACGCCGCTAAATTCTAATGCACCATTATTGTTTTCAACCACCGATTTAAATTCATTAAATGGTTCTAATTCTTGAATATTTATAATTGTTGCAGATGACAATCCAAGTAACTAAATATTAGTTTGTACACTTTGTTTCTATAATATTTTTGTAGCAATATCTATCCAATCAATTGGTAATTTTGTATTAGCTTTTATTAAAGTCCAATTAGTATTTAAATAATCAGTCCATGCTGTATCATCTAGTTGTGTTGATGTCGCAACACTTGTATGATCTTTTTTACACTTATATACATTGTTGCCAATTACTCTTATTTCACCTTCAATATAATCAGTGTTTTCATTCCATACATAAGTACCAGAATAATCACTATTTTCTATATTTAAAGTATAAAGGTTATTATAATTTTCCGCGCCAGTTATATCAGTTATAGAGAAGTCTTTTAAGAACCTGGCGTTATTTAAGATTAAATCGGTAACTGTTACTGGTAAATGTAATACTTCAATCTAAGTATAATCAGGTAATGAAATACCACCAATACTACTGCCAGCAGCTTCTACTACTCTAAGATTATTAGCAGTTTTCAAACCAATTGAAGTGCTTAAACTACTACAATTTTTAATATTTAATTTTTCTAGTAGTGGTAATTGTACTTTATCAGTTAATGGTAGTTCTGTAAAGTTGCCATTTAAATATCCTGATACATCAGTACCTACATCTAATTCTTTTAAGTGATCTAGTCCGTTTAATGTAAATGCATAAGGATACATTGGAGCTAAACCACCTAACTTAGAAATCATTCTAAATCCACTAATGTATACACGAGTTTCAGCAAAATTACCAGCAGTATAATCATCTAACTTAATAGTATATTCCTGATTTGCTTTTGCACGTATTGGAGGAATTGGGCTACCATTACCCACTACTACGTTAAGATACATGTCTTGATATGGAGTTAAATGTAAATGATAATCTGGTGAAACCGCAAGTAAAGAATGATCTCCTGCAGGAGATACAATATTAAACTCTGTCTTATTAACTTCTATTTCACCAATCTTATATTTACTATTAAAGTAGAAACTCTGATCACGCACCCATTGACGACGCTAATATTTTTTACGGCCCTGCATCATAGACATTAAGAAACGAGCGTTCTATTTATTAGTAGTAATAGAATTATCAATAGATTCACCAGTATATGTTCTTATATACTTACGCTCTATATCTAAACGCCAAATTTCTTCTGGGAAACAATTCTGGAAGCTATCAAATTCATTGATTAAATTCTCAGGATCAAAACAATCTCTTGCTCTTGTCATAACGTCAGCAATTTCATCAACGAAAGTAGTTTTTAGTCTGCGCCAGAAAATAGAACCTGCGCCGTTAAAGGCGTATCCTGAAGCCGCGTCTTCACCACGATAATCTTCATCTTCTTTACCATATGGGAATACTAATGCACCGTTATTATCAATACCAAGTGCCGTATCACAGTCATATACCCAAAGATCAAACGCATATTGAGTATAATATGGATTAGTAGGATCAAGTTCTGTATCGGTTGTAGGTTCATAGCCACCATTTCCATCAGGAACTTCATATATATGAAGTAATTCTTTTACAGGACGGCTAACTTTAATATAATTACCTGTCTTAGCAAAATGCCAGAATGTATTTTTCGCGCGGTTATCCATCATTGTATAATAATGAGTGTAAGCATAGAAGAATTCCATTGCGCTCTTTACAAACCATTGTGAAGCTTCACTTACATACTGTTCTGGAGAAGCGGTTATTACCCATTCATATAATGCAAGAACCACATCATGATTTAATACTTCTTGGACATCATCTTTTGTCTTATAACCTTTAGTTAAATCAGATGGATCTACTGGAATATTACTATCACCATGAGTATCGTTAATACGATCGCCATCACGATAATCACCACAGCAGGCATAACGGAATTCAAATGAATGATCGCCGTCAAATTTTTCTTTTACTAAGGTCATATGTTTTCTATTTAAATAATTACTACCAAATTTAACATTCCACTAACTTGAACTAATTGGATAAGTATAATCCATTGGATTAGGATTAGTACGTGGAGCGAAATATGGAGGTTTACTATCTGTCCAGCCAGTATATGTAATAGCTGTCCAATCACTAGCTACCCAGCTATAGGTTTCTCCTTCCTCTAATGCTTCCTAGGTCGCGCCAGTACGTGTATAAATCATACCATTATAAACTACAATTGCATCTTGAGCATATGCAGTTGTTTCAATCCATGCAGTATAATCTGTTTCAATCGCTCCGACGTGTCCTTGATATGTAAATACACCAGACTGGAACTGACCGTTATTAGTATTGTTATCAGAGTTTTCACAAGTAAATTCATTCATATCATCTGGATCATATGCACGAGTGTAATCGCTCTTCTTAGAGTCTCCAATATTTCCTAATGCATAGAAGTGCCAATTACGATCATTAAATTCTACATGCTTAGATAGGTCAGCATTATTTTCACGTACAAACAATACCGCTGGAACAAATTCCATACAATTTTTAACTTTAACGTCATCAATATTTTCATAGGTATCATGATGCTTTGCAATCTATGCTGCCTAAGCAGGAGATTTATATACTAAGAAATCATCATATCTCTTCTAGAATAGTGCATTATTAACATTTTCAGAAGAGGCTACATTGGCTTTAAAGTTAAAATAGTTATTTGGTACAGAAGATTCTGTTAATGTAATCTTACAATCATCTGCCATCCAATCAGAACATTTACTAAATGTACCAATTTTCTTCCAATTTTTTTCATCGAAAGTTTCATCACTAGTATGAGCTTTTGTACAAGAATATATAATACCTTTATTATTGTCTTCAGTATCTGTAATACTTACTTTATCTCCAATAATATAAGAAGTATCTGCAGTCCATTCATTATATGAAGCATTCCAGGAATTATTAGCAAATTCGCTCGCTTCTACCCCTTTAAATACTGTTGAAATATACTTAGGATTTTCAGAAATCTTATATTTGCCCATGTTCTTTTCTTTAGAAGGCCAGTGTTTAGCATCAACTTCAAATAAGAAGTCTACGTTTCTCGCAGATTGTCCATAGTTATCTGAGGTAGTACCTTGTCCTGCATGGAAACCATTGGTAAAGAACCAGTTATCTTCATCCCCACGGGACTTGTAAATATTTCCTCCTTCAGCGTGTATACATCTTAAAGAAGAATTCATAACGAAGTCTTTCTTACTAGTAGTAAACACATCTGTATCTAACATTAAGACTTTTACATCAGGCATCTTTTCTGCTAATTTAATTGGATCTAAAGATGATTGAGAAGTTTTAGTAAGAGTATATCCACCGTCGCCATCATTAAGATAAGGATTCCAATAAATACAGTTACGATCATAGCGTTCTACTTTTTCATTTAAGTTTTTACCATCGGCAATGAAGTTTTGTAGAATTTGATCAGTGGATAAAGATTTTACATAATAGCGTAAATGATAAATATATACATCACATTCATCAGAACCAATATGTATTGTATTATTATGGGCAATTTTGTCGCCGCCCGCACCAGTGGTATAAGCATAAGCTTTGCTTGGCACACCATCTTCATAAGACATAATAAAATCATTACCAGTATTACTCTTATTAATATTAATATCTAATTCGATCTTATCTTCTTCAGAATATGGGAAATATAGGTAACTGTTTGTCGCAATAACTTCAGTATCTAACTGGCCTACTTTAGCCCAATTCTTCATATAAGATTTATATGGGTCTTCATCCAAATCTGCTTCTTCTAAATCATAATCTACTGGATCAGAAGCTTTAGTACAACGATAAATGGTTTTTTGTATTATGCGTACATCATTTGGATTATAAGCTATATTAGGTTGCCAATAATAGTAGGTAATACCTTTAATAGTAATGGTACCTTCATCTTCATCTTCATCAGCTGAAGTAGAAGCTGCCACTGCTTTATCAGTTTTTAACCAACCTGAATGAGTCCCTAATTGAATACCAACTGTTTTGCCAGAAATTTCTCCTGTATTTTTATACCATACTGCTTCAGCATTACGTACTGCAGAAGTTTTAAATATAATCTTCATTTCCGCGCCATTACCGAATACATCATTAGCAAACATTGGATAGTTTAAATCTACATAAGAGCCTGCTTTAATTACAAAGCATCGATCTCCATTTGCATCTTTCTTATAACCGCCGCCATTAATGTCTTCTGACCAGTTAAAGTTAGAAGAAGCAGTTAATCCAAATGTATAATTAGTTCCATTAATTTTAGTATTCCATGTTGGTAAACGATTTGCCGCACTATTTGATAAAGTAGTAGGATCAAAATCAATAACCATACCAGAAATAGGAGATAGATCTTTATCAGATCTTGCAATTGCTAAATTAATTGCAATATATACATCATCAACTTTAATTTTTAAAGTATGATCTCCAACATCTGAGGCAATATATGCTAATGTTCCAGTATTACTATTTACTAAAGTACTAGTTTGATATGGCGTTTCTTCGTCATCTAAATAATATTCTACATTAATAGTATTAGTATCCTTTTTATATACCTAATATGGGATCTCTATAGTAGCATATTGAATTGCTTCAATTGTAGTTCCTTCATACTATGAAGCAATTATAATAGGAGTATCTGTATTACTTATATCATACCATATATATTCACGATTGATTTTATTTGAAGGCTCAGTTACTCCACCAATTTGTGCAAATAATTGTAATTCAATAGTATGTTTACCATGAGCTAATTCTAAATCTTCTGGATCAAGAATATATGTACTTGGAGTACCAGAGATTGTACTAGGAATTGAAACACTATGTGTTTGCTCATTTTGAGTTCCTTTATCTATTGTTACTTTTAAAGTCTTATTTACCGCGCCGATAGGAATATATGGAAAAGCATATTCATCATCTACAGAAATTAATAAATTATCTGGAGCGTTGCTTTCCAAACGTAATTCAGTTAAGTTTACACGCCAAGTTTTACCCAATGGAGCAGAACCGCCAACATCAACTGATAATGTAAAAATAGTATTTCCGGCTTCACAATAATCAGTTACATCAAATTCATGAAAACCGGCTGTATTTTCTTGCCAAGTTAATGGATTAGGTACAACAGAAGATTCATAAGAAGATAATTCTCTATTAGAGAAAATTACGCTATTCCCCGCACGTAATGTAGCATACCCCACACTACTTTCTGTTCCAGTCGCGTCATAAGAGGAAAAGAATACACGTAATAATATTTGACTACCAGTTACTTTTTGTATTACTTCTGTACCAATACGCGTTAATGTATTTTTCTATGAAGAACTAGAACCACCATCTCCACCTTTTGGTAATTCAATTTGAGCAAAAGGCTCTGCCTGAGTGTCAATAATAGTATTATCTTGGCCATAATCATATTGATACAAGTTTAAGTATTCTACGTCTTCATCGGTTTCAGTCCAGGTCTGCGTCTAACTATTATATTCACGCTTTTTACCAGTAACTCGACTTATATTATATTTTTTAATTTGATCTGTATCAACCACAATACCAATTTCAATTTCAGTTAAAGTTGGCTCATCATTTACAGTGGTTGTAATATAACGATAATGATGTCTTATGCCATCTTCTTCTAATACATAATAATCTGTATTTTCTGCATAAGTATGATTAGTTTTTATAGTAGTATACTATTCTGCAGTTAAATCCATACCCGAAGTATTGCCACTCCCAGAACCGCCACCACTAATAAGTTTCCAATTGCTTTCTGCGCCATCTACTATCCATTTGTAATAGAAATACTTTCCATCTTCATTTGGACCTAGCAAATAATCTTTATTTGGATCTCCAGTTTCAGGTAAAGATGCTATAACTACCGTTGCGGATTTCGGCTCATTCTATAAATTAGTAATTGCTGTTTCCGCTGCGCTTACTCTAGATACTAAAGTATTTCCAGTAAGAATATTCCCACCATCAACCATGCCTAAGCGTTGATCTAATCCAGTAATATTATTTTCAGCAGTATCTAAATCACTTTCTAGGGTGCTTATCCGTTGTTTTAATCCGCTAGGAACTTCATCATTTTCGCCTTGTACATGATCAATGACTGTTTCAATGGAATCAATTCTACTATTGGTATCTACAATTTTATCTTCGTTCATCTACATATCTAATTCGGTTGCTAACGCGGCTACGTTTTCTGCCAAATCATCTATGCGAGTACCCATAGTTTTAAGTCCATTAGTATCGGTCATGCCCAATTCAGAAATAACAGTAGTCAAATCTGCCCGAATACCTGCGGCAGTAGTATCAATAGCGTCTAAACGCTAATCCAGAGTACTCATAATCGGGTCGCCACTTTCTTCATCAGTGCCGATTTCAATACGAGCATCATTTAATTCAGTTTCAATAGTATCTAGGCGCGTATCAGTAGAACTATCTAGACCATCAATAAGATCTTTAAGAGCTTTGCCCTAAAGTGCATCCAAAACATTATGCTCTTTTACATCAGGTTCTTGCGTTTCATAGTCTAAACCATTATAAATTTTGGTTTTATCTATTTTATTAGTATCGGCATAACTTTCAGCATTACTTTCTGCCGTGGACTGCGCCGTAGCAATAGCAGAAGCGACCGTATTAGTTGGACTATAAGTGCCGCCAATCGTGTCTTTTAATGTTTTTCCCATATTTGCACTTAAAGGCTTATTACTATCATTATGAACTAGATCATCAACGATATCGGCAACATTAACTTTATTATCACGTAAAGAGCTAACCGCGCTTTCAATTTCACCAAAACGTTTTGCCAACGTATCTGGAGTTTGCCCTTCTTCTACTGCCCGATGAGCGGCTTCAACCTCTGTTTTTAAATTGGCTAATTCTGCGAAGCGCTATGTTAAAGCTATATTTTCACCAGATTCATTTTGACCTGCCGCAGCAAGAATAGTAGAAACATTTGACATCAAAACATCTACATTGGAGTCAATATTTTTCAAATGTAGATATAAAGATTGATAACTAACCGCTGGATTAGCGATATCGTCTACTCGGGCTGCACGTACTTCTGCTAAAATACTTTCTGCACTGCGTCTAATAGCTTCAATAGCTGAAGCAACAGTATTACTGGAGCTATAAATATCACTAATTTCATTTGTTTCTGAATTTACAGTCTATCCCAATGCTTGCTTAATAGCGGTAATTAAGCCTTCGTCAATACGAAAACGTCCTGCTAAAGAAGCGTAAGGACCGCCATAAGTTAGCTCTTCTTCAGTAGTAGCGCTAGTAATAGCAGTTAGTGCAGTCGTACCTTGTCCAGATCCTTGTTCTACTAATGAATTTACTTCCGTAATAGTTGGCCGCTAAGCAATAGCAGTATTTAAAGACTATATACTACTAGTAGCAGAATCTACGGTAGAATCTAAGCTTTTAATCGCTTCCCGGTTTACTACGCTAAAGGAA